TGCGTTGACCACTACCCCCAGTTTTTCATCTATTCCTTGTCCGGTCAGAGAAGAAAAAGTCAAATCCATTTCTGCCGTTCCGGCTGTTCCAAGGTCTGGAGATATGACCAGCTCAATATAGATCCTGTCATCCTGAATCGGTTCAAATTGTCCTGAAAGATTCACTTCTGTTTCCAGTTCCGTTTCAATAAACTCTTTAATGACCCTCTTTAAAGTTGTTGAGGCATCCATTATTGTCCACCTCCATCTAAATAGATGAGGGAATATTCTTTGGTCTTGGAGACTTTTAAAACAATAAACTTTTCCAAATTAATGATCAGCCGGTCTCCTTCCTGAATCTGGGTATCCAAAGCTGAAAAGAAGGTAATGTTTTCTCGCTTCACCAGATTACCCGTCTTTGATTCAACCCCCCAAGCATCTGAAGGCTTTTTCATCAATATCTTTTCAGTTTTTAAAAATCCATAATTCCCTTTCAGATATCCCATAGCATCCTCATTTGTCACCTTCCGGTACACTTCCGCCATTACGCCATATCTTTCAACCATGCTTTTGACAGACATCATTTACTCATCTCTTTTTCAATTTCTTTTTTTATGACCGCTTCAAACACACTCTGGGTGGCTTTTTCTTTCAAGGCATCTGTAAGGAATGGCCTGCCTTTGGTACCCTTTTTGCCAATGTTCCTGACGATGGCTCTGGTTATTAAAAACTGTGCTGGTTCTTCTTTAACACCAAGTTTTCTGCTCACCCATTCTCTTATAGGCTTATAAGGTGGGTAATGAGGACGCGTTCCTTCGTGAACGAAAACACCGTGCGGTTCGGTTACCATGATTTTGTAATGAGCGAATGCCACTTTAACTTGTTGAATTGATTTTGCAAGGTCACCCCGGTCTTGGATAATGTGTTTATATTTTCTTTTTTGCATGATGTTTCTCTTGGCCTGTGAACTGACACTTGTTGCAATTTTCCCGATGGCTCTATGCAAAAACTTTCCTTCCGACATTGCCTTTAATGCCGGTGTTAATTCATCCTTCATAGAACGCCTCCATTCACCGTGTACTTTCCGCTAATGGTGGAGAAATAGGTATTAATGAGCCGGTCAACTTCATTCACGCCATAAAAGGCTGTTTGTGGTTGAGAAATCTTATAGGAATAACCCTCAAAGGTTTCTGAAACCATTTCGCCTTCTTTTTTCGATTCAGGATAGAGTTCATAAAAACATATTTTGACACAAATTCTGTTCAGCAAATGTGCCCGTGGTTTTTCTGCAATCTCGACTTTGACAATTCCGCTCAATAAAAGGGAAGCAAAATCAAGTTCCTGTTGTATTTCGGTTGTTTCGTGATCGTCTTCGGGGTAATAGTATTGATAATCACTAATGCTTGCAAAACTCATTCAAATACCCCCTTCAAAAAGAAAGGAAGGCCTTAAGCCTCCCTTATACTTTCTTCAACCATTTCTCAAATTTCTTATAGTCATTAGGTTCAAAGAAAACCTTATCGCCTCTGTTAAACTTCCTACCCTTATAAGTGAGGGTTGCGAAACCGGTTATCTCAGCTTTAATTTCATCTGATGGCTTCATCTGCTTTGAAACCGGTTTGGATTCTTTGACCTCGTCCTTTTCCTTTTCAATCTGTTCCGCCATCTTTGGCTTCCAATGCTTCTTTTCCTCTTTCTTTTCGTTTTTCTCGCTCATCAAGCATCACTCCCTTAAGTTCCTGAGCTTTCTTCCCAAGTCATGAGAACAGCCGCGTCATAATTTGCAACCTGTACACCTGTGGAAGATGTGGTTGTGTATTCGTCTTGTCTCTTCCTGGCATTTCTCGCATACTCCGTCTTGATATTTTCAGTAAAAATACCAAATGCCAAGTTGGAAGGAGATGTCAGCAAAGCCGTATTGGATGGCATCGAGGATACCCCTTTGAGTTGTCTTCCCATAAACGTAATGGGATTCTTGTTGTTTAGCAAAGCATTGTCTCCCATCGTGGAAACCCTTCCGGTGAGTTCATACACATAATCCTCAATGACTTCAAAAGGCACGAAATAAATCAAGTCTCCGCCTTTCTTCCATTTTTCCGGCATTGCCTTCAAAGCCGTCTTAAGTAGTCCCTTATAACCATTATCTGGATTGAATGTTTCTTCAACCATGTGTTTACCGGGATTTTCTTTAATCAGCTTGAGCCAGCCGTTATAAACATTGATAAATTCCAATTCCTCATCCGTTATGTTGAGATAATCGGCTGCTGAGGCGTTTGTGTTTTGTACATCTTCATTTCCGTTGATTGCCAAATCCTGCAAATCGTTGGAATACTGCTGGGCAATCAGTCTCATGATATGATCAGCGGCCTTATTCCCTTCGACGTTTTCAACCTTGAACTGATCTGTGATGTCTGTTGCGAGGACGGTTTCGATCAGATCAATTTCGTTGTGACCCGTGGTAATGGATGAATAATTCGTTGGTGCTGTACCCTCAACGCCCTTTCTGAGCATCCTTCTTGCCACACCGATATCATAAGCAATACCATGAAGCTGTTTCATTCTTTTGAACTGGATCATGTCAAAGATTTCAGTTTCTTTGAGCATGTAGTCAATAAACACCTTCGCTTGTTCTGAACTCAGTTTCCCCGATGTTACAATATCAGTCGTTGAAATTGCATCCTTAACGATTTCTATGTTGTTTTTAGGCATCATCATCACCCCTTAAACGTGAACTACGTTCGAGAAGACTGACTTCTCTTCGTCTGTGTTTTCGTTGGAAGGTGTGTTATCACCCTTACTGATAATCGCATTGGTCATCGTTCCAAAAGCAACCGTTAAGTCCTTAATGCTTTTCTCAAGTTCGGAAACTTTCTTGTCGTTTTCCACCACTTTTTCCTGCGTCTGTGTCTGAGTTGTCTGTGTTTCCGCCTGCTTTTGAACATATGCCTTTTCGATCTTGTCAAGGCTTTCATCCATCTTCTTGGCCATGCCGTCAATCTTTACGGATAAAGACTTTTCAATGGCCTTCGTCTTTTCATCAATCATCGTTGAAACGATTTCTTTTACCTTCTTTTCGTCCATGTCATCTTCACTCTCCTTATTATTGTTTTTTTCCATACCCAGTGCCTTCTTTAAAAAACTAAAGAATTTGTTGAACTCCTTGTCTTCCATTTCAAAATGTGCGTTTCCAGCCATGCTCAGTCCAGTTATCTCACCTTTTTTAATCTCTTCCCAAGTGTTTTCATCAATGACTTTGATGCCGACTGCCCAAGCTCCTGCATCATCGGGAAACAGATTGTCTTTTTCCTTCACAATCCAAGACTCTGCCACATATCCGTACTCAGGATGATAATCATGTTGTTTATCCACCGAATAACCGGCACGCCCATCGACCATGAATCTGTGGGCTGCTTTTTCAATTTCCTCTGCATTTGCATAGTCTCCATCCGTATCCACTTCATCTGGAGAATAAACAATTCCATAAACCATCCGTTTTTCCTCATCTGTCTTGACTATCCTGATCTCTTTGATTTTTTCTTTCATGGAATCATCCTCTTTTCCATTTTTATCCGTTTTCCAAATAATTGTTTTTCTGTTTGCTCCCTTGGATACAAGGGAGATAAAGGAAACAGAAATATCCTTAAGCTTTCTTGTGTTCATTTGACACCTCCTTGCTTTTTGGCATAAAAAAAAGACACCCGAAGGTGTCTTCTATAATAACCGGCCTATTCCACTTAAAGAATACTCCGGGGAAAATAGTCAAATCATTTTTTTTCTGTAGAATAAACCTTCTTCTCCTCATCCCAGAAGACTTTGAGTTTCCCGTCTCTGATTTCAGGGAGATGGTACCACCATTTTTCCTTTGGTTGTTTTTTGTCGAGATGAGAATATCTAAACATCTCGCAGGCTGTATCGAGATCATTCAATAGAATTTCGTCTATTTCCTTTAACATCATTTTATCAGCATCGGAGCAGGATGAGAAATTGTTATAAACATCATCTCTGTAATAAGTTACCGTTACAGCATCTTCAGGAGGGAAAATCCTACCATCCGGTTCTGTCCAGTTATCCCAATTGTTTTTATCCATATCGCAGACCACATTAATTTTGTACACTTCAATCATTTCCCGTATAGTCATCTTCTCTGAACCCTTCCTTCTCTTCAGGATTTTCAGGACTTTCGCTTTTTTTAAGAGGTAGTAAAACTCCTTATCCTTTACCAAATCATCATAAAATCTGCTGCTTGGAAACACAGTAGCTATTTGTTGGCCTTTAACATTGACAACTGCCGTAAACAGCTTATTATTATGACGTAAAACAGATATCAATTGAGGAAAACCCCTATCTGCTGATATTATACCCCATACTTCGCCTTTAAACAGTATATCTTCTGCAAATTGTTGATAATCATCCACATCGCTCAGTTCAATTCCAGCTGATTTAAAAGCTTTTTTATGTTTCTTAAAATGATCCAACAATGCCTCATTCTTCCAAGAACTTTTTTTTATGAAGCTCTTGAATTCTCTATCATACACTTTCTCTTTCCGTGCGATTTTAACCATCATTCGGGCTGCTTCAATAGACCCAACATTCCAGTTTACTTTACCTGAATCCGTTGCAAGTAACATATTGTCAGCAAACTCTTTCGCATAAGACTCATCATCCAACATCCGCTGAGATTCTTCCTCAATTGTATAGTCCCTGTCGAGGACATTACACCGGCAATTATAATGGAAGGGAGGCAATGAAAATGACAATGGGAGATCTCCCGTGGCCTTTGACGTTTCAGAAACGTTCTTCACCCACGGCAATTGGCTCTTGACATCTTCAGGTGTTTCAAGTGAATTGAATTGATCCACAAACCTCTTGGCTGTAGCTGTTTCGAAAACTCTTCCGTGCATGGAACGACAGATATCACACGTTCTGCCGTCTTCAGTAGCAATAATCTCATAGGCTTCGATTTGAGTTTCGATAAAGCCATTCACCGTAGCATTCATTCGAGCTCTTGAGATAGTGTTTCTGGAAAGCCCCTCGAAATATTCCTTTGGTGTCATGTTGCCCGGAACCTTTGGCCACTCACCATCTTCAAGGACTTCTCCATAAAAATAGCTTTGCAGAACCTCTCCCAATTCCTTTGTGGATAATTCCTTTTCAAGTCCTTGTCTGAGTAGCTCCGACATCTTTTCTCCTGGGTACCGATCATAGTAGTTTTTCATCCACCAGTTCGTGTGGGTTCTCAGATATTCTATGGCTTCGTAGTCAATCTCTCTGAGAGAGGAAGAAAGAAACTTTTCTGCTTTTTCTATTCCTTTTTTAAAGCGTCTTAAAAACGCTTTTTTTGTCGCCTTAAAGGTTTCTCTGATTATTTTGATAACACTTTCTTCTGCTTCTAAGGCAAATTCATTGCTTAACTTGTTCTTGAATAATTCAGCGATTGCTTTTGGGTCTCTCAAATCATCCTTGACCATTTCGCTTCTGGCCTCAACCACGTTCCGTTTCCAACAATCCCAGATAGTCGCATACAACTCAACACTCAGATGTTCATAGATGGGACTGTACCCTTTTTCAACTTCGATCAGATACTTAATTTCATCCGTGAGAACCGTGCTCATTTTGCCTCAACCCCCGGAGGATATCGGTTAGTGTATCCTTTAAATCATCTGCCTTATCCTTTTTTTCCAAACCCGTATTGAATCCCAACATGGCTATTGGAAGGTTTGCCCATTCTTCTTCGTATCTCTCTGTTTTGATTTCAGGAACCATTATATTTAAAACACTTTGTATTTGATTGACAGTCATCTGGCTCACAAAAGGTTGTAAAGACCCACTGATCTCTGTACGATCTTTTACATCATTGTCTTCAAATTCAAACCACCAACACTTAATATTCATTTCTTCAAGAATATAATCAATAACTTCTTCAATTTCCCTTCTTAAAGGTCTGAAAACACTTTTCTCAGTAACTCTTTCAGACTCTAAGGCAGTTGCCCGTGTATAATCGTCCGTTTCGCCCGTATATATGGGCGGCAGCTGGAAAGATGATCTGATTTTTTTCCGGTTTTTCTCATCGTATTCAACAAAGAGTGCATCTTGTTGCATCAGATGAGCTAACGGCTCAAACCTCACCTTAACCTGCTTCTTTTTTTCGTCGCTAATAACGGCTTCGTCTTCCTCAGGAGCTGCCTCAAGTAATAAAATCTTGTGAGAATTGTCTACCCCCTTGGATTCATTGAGATATTCTTTGAGATTATTCATGCCTTCCTCTGAAAGCACACCACCTTCAACAATCACTGCCATGGGGATATGTCTTCCGTTTTCAAAATAATAGTAATTGATCAGTTCTGATTTCCTGCTGCCCAAAACAGATAAGAGGTTTCCCATGTATCTTGGAATGCCATAGGGTGTTCCGGGAGCGTCTATCTTGAAAGCGATTATCTCAGTGGCCTTTTTATCGTATGGGTATTTCCCGTATTCGCCTGTCTCATAATGCAGGTCTCTTGGGTCTCCAAAATCCTTGAAATAGACCTTTTGATTCAGACTGTTTATTTGGGCAAACTTAAAAAACCTCCGCTTTTGCGTGATGTGCTTAGGGCCGTAAGGCGTTCTGACTACGCGCGTATGAATAACAGCCGTTGGTTTTAAAAATCTCATGGTTACAGGAGGAATATGCGAAAACCCAACGATTTCATCAAGTGGGTTTCTAATGACCTCCAGATAACCGGTCCCTGTTCTTTCTCTGTCTTCTAAGGCCTTTTGAAGGTTTTTGATGAGATTGTTTTCTGCTGAGTAGTCAAACAGCAGCTCTATGCTCTTCTTTTCTTCCAAGGCTTCTGGGTTTTCTTTTTCCTTCTCGGCCAAACCATCGGCCAATCTTAAACGCCAAGTCGTGATCACGTTATTCTTATACGCTCTGATACACTGGGGAAGGATGTTTGATTCTTCCACGAATGTCTCAAGTATCAGCGCATCGTATTTGGGTGTATAGACTTTATCCACCCCAAAATAACTGATAAACGGATCATCGATTTTTTTAGACTCGATGGGTGTTTCCCGTTTAACGATATTTACCTTTATTTCCTTATTTTTATTCATAATTTATGCCCCTTTGGTCTCTTTTTCTTTCCGGGTAATTTGAAGAGGATATCACCGATATAGGAAACGGTATCGACTACATCATCATTTGCCCCGTTCGGAAATGAAGTTAATTGTTCTTCCAAGACATCCTTGTTGGGAATACTTCTGACAATATAGACCTTTCTATTTTCAAAATGAGGTGTTATTCTCATGGCGCGGGTAACTTTATCCCCCGATGGTTTCAGTTCTAAAACGGGTATGGCGGTATTCGCCGTCAGCCATTGTGGTAAAGCTGCCTGATACTGCACGGATTCTATTCCAATTCGTAATGGTTTCCATTTGTTGTGATAATGGGTAACGATCTTTACCTGCTCGGGGAACAAGATATGATCCACGTAAAGATCCAACAGATAAACATTTTTTTGTTGGTCTATTCCGAATGTCAGCAGGGCAAAATAATCAGCCGTATCCCTTTTTGATATCGCGAGGTCTATGGTTTGAAATAGCCGGAGGCCTTTTGGAACCTCTGATGAGTCAAGGTATTGAAACCAATCCCGTTTGAAGATGTTTCCCCCGATGATGGATGGCCGTTGCTGGTAAAGGGCATTAAATTCAAAACTACCGATATCTCTTTTTATTTCCTCGAGGTCTTCGAGGGAATACCGTTCAGGCCATAAGGCTTCACCAAGTTCTCTGCCAATGGGATCATCTTCTTCCGCAATCGCCGGCAATTTGATTTGAGTCCATTCGTCCCCCTGCTCTTGAATCAATCTTCCAACCAGATCATCTTCATGCCATCTCGTCATAACAAGAATAATGGCACCGGTTGGAGATAAACGCGTCCTCAAAGTGGAACCGTACCAGTCCCAGACTCTGTCTCGGTATGTTTTCGAGTTCGCCTCAGCCCTGTTTTTTATCGGATCGTCAATGATGGCAATGTCTGCACCTCTTCCGGTAATGGGTCCGCCCACACCAGCAGCTACAAGCCCACCTCGATGGCCTTCAATTCCCCAGCGCTGAACCGATTGCGAATCACTTGCCAATTTTGTGCCAAATATGTCCGACCATTCATCGATGGTGTGTTTTGCGATTCTTGAAAAGTCATACGAAAGGTCAGCTGCATAGGATGAGATAATCATTTCTTTGTCCGGGTGAAAACCTAAATACCATGCAGGAAATTTTTTAGTTACTGTCTCAGACTTTGAATGCCTTGGCGGCAGCATTATCATCAATTTCTTAATTTTTCCGTTGACGACATCTTGCAGAGCATCGGTTATGATTTTGTGATGACGCCCTGTTTTCCAATAAAAATGGCCATCCAGTTCAAGGAAGTCAAGGAAACTACGCCGTATCAGGTTTCTTCTCGGTGATTCTTCGGTTATCCGCTTTTGCAATTTCTCTCACCACCTCAAGTGGCAGTTGATCCAGATCTATTTCGTGGTAGTTGTTATTCGTGTTTTTCATTTCGCCTTTGGTGATTTCCGTGGGCTCGCCTTCTTCCAACCTCGCCTTGTCTATCGCGATCCCCAAACTTTTGGATAAGTCAAAAACATCTTTTGCCGTGTTCTCAACGCCTTGGAGTTTTCTCTTAATAACTTCAAATAAATCAGACAGTATGTCGAGTCTGGATTCTTTTGCGTAGCTCTTTCTTGCTTCGGTTGCTTTTTTTGTTTTGGAACGTTCCATTTTTATGTTGTTTTTTTTTAGAATTCTTGATATTGAGGCTTTACCTCGGCTGAATTCTCTCGAAACTTTGCTTATGGAAGAGCCTTTTTCGATGGCCTCAACAATAGCCATCTCTTCGTTTTTCGTGATTCTTTTAGCCATCAAGGCCACCTCCTTTTTTCCAATAAAAAAACCCGCCAAAAAAAGGCGGGTCATTATGGAGTTGATTCAGAGATTACAAATATCTTTAAAACTATAATCTTACCCTATTTTACCTTATTGTGCGTACTTTGTCAATAGCAACATTTTCTTTGCTTCTTCAAAGCTGGTGAACTACCCACCACTTCAAAACCGTTTCTCAGGTTTAAGTGGCGGGTAGTTCACATCAATATGATACCATAATTTTCCACAATGATCTTCTTTTAATTTTTCTAATTGCCGCTTCAGACAAGTTCATTTTAGCTCCTATCTCTCTATTGCTCAAGGTGCTATATCCCTTTGCTTTTTCTCTTTTTTCATAATCATGATTGATAAAACTATAAAAAAGGACCTGAGCTTCTCTGGAAGTGATCTCAGACAACCATTTTTCAACAACTTTACAGACAACTCCCCCCGCGTATTGAACGATGATCCCCGCTATCTGCTTATCATCGAATTGGATCACATCCTTCATCTTCAACAGTTCCTTTTTTAATTCAATATCTCCGGGAAGGGCGTTTTGGTACAAAGGGGGTTGAGCCTCGCTCCAATCGATTTTATTTTCTTCTTGATTCCAAAACAGATGGACCCTCTTGTTGAGCTTCTTGACTAACGCTGTTTTATACTTTTGTAGAATCTCAACAACATCCGAGGATGAAAACGCTTCCCTATTTTTTACGTTATAATCTTTGTGTGTGTTATTATTTTTATCTATATTCCCCGACTTGTTCGGGGCTTTTTCTTGTATTTCCACGGAGATCCCCCCCAGTCCTTTTCGAGCAGGTCAAGCACGTACACCGCCCACGTCTCAAGATTTCTTTTTTTTAACTCAGAAACTGTCAAAAACTCCCAGCAAGGGATCTCATTCGAGGGTCTTAACTCTCCGTTGTATTCGGTAATGATCTGAGCAAAGCCAAGATGCACCTTGTCGACTTCTGTGTCATTAAGCTGAATATATATTTCTCCAAACGTTTTATGAGGAGTGATTCCAAGTTCCTCAATACATTCCCTGTCTCTTCCGTTGAGGATTCCCTCGTATCCATATCCATCTGACGGGTGTATATGTCCTCCAATGCCAATTGTCCATTGTCCTTCAAGGCGCTCTTCATTCCCTTTTTTTCTCTGATAAGCAAGAATTCTTCCATCTTCTCTCAAAAGAACACAATAGGGGGTAATGTGCCGGTAAGCCATATCCTTTTCAGCGTCTCTTCTGATTTCCCAAATCCCGAACCGTTCAACAAACTTTTCAAAGTCGTCAAAGGCCATGTCCGCAGGCACACACAAAACCATCTCATCCATCTTTCCCATCATTTCGCCTCCATTCTCTTTTTGAAAAAATCTCTCAAAATTTGATTGTGATAAACATTAACGATACTCAAATCCCGCCGTGTTCGTTCGTGATATGAAATGTCCATGGGATTTAATCCGGTTCTTTCTGCAAGTTCTTTCTGAGAAATTTTCAGTTTCATTCTTTTCGCTTTAACCTCTTTCCCTGTCATTTCCGTCATCCCCTTTAAGAATTATATGCCTCACAGGCTTGATGGTTCTGGTCGATTTTCTCGTTTAAATACACTTCGTATACAAATACTCATGAAACAATTTCGGATGCGTTTAAAAGGCATTTAAATAGCTTTTGTTATAAAAACTTCCGTCCTCGGATTCTCACGATCATATTCCACGTGGCAACCGTCAAGCCCGACCACAATCGTGTAATTATCATCTTTCAGAACGCCGTATTTCACCAAAATATCCTGAATAGCCTCAATGAGGTTCGATACATCTACCTTCCGCCGATCTTTCCGGTAAAACACACACGCCAAATTCACGGGGTAATCAATCGGTTCTTCCGGCCTTTTCAAAAAATAACCGGCTGCCTCTTCATACTCCTTGTACCGTTCACTTTGCCTCACAAATCGTTTTCCCGTTTTTCTGTTGATACAAATCTGCTGGCTGTTTTTCTTTGTGATTGGATTCAGAGGGATCACGGCTTTGTAGATCATATCTCCCCCGCTCTCGTCAATTTCAAAGCCATCACGGCATAGCCGGCAATGTCTTTCCTGATCTGATTTTCTGAGAGCCGCTTTGATTTTTGTCTTGACATCCGCGATTCCATTTCCCTCGTACACCCTATTAACCCTTTTTCGGGTATCTGTATTTTCAAGAACTACATTGTACTTTTTCACTGATTCAACCTTTCAACCTTTCAAGCAGTTTGAGAAATTCGTCATTTGCTTTTTCTCGTGTCTCAAAACACGCTATCCGCAGCGCCTCGTATGCGCCGTTGTAGCCTTTTAAGTACATTTCTGCAACGATTACGTATGTGATGCCATCATCCGTTTCATCTTTCCTGACATAAAACCGATTCACAAATCTAAAATTAATCGCTGTTGTTTTTCCTAAGATTTTGATAAACATTTTTCACATCTCCCTTTTTGTGTCGCCGTTATTATGCCTAAATCCTATTTTAAGATCCATTTTTCCAACTCCTCCTAAAACGGTACCTCTCCCCCGTCTGCCACCGGCAAGTTGTCCGGAAATTCAGAATCACTCATAGGCTTTTCGGCGTTTGTTGGGTTTTCAGCCCTGCTCTTTTTTGTTTCCATAAAATTGATTCTTTCGGCCATGATGTCGGTTGTATATATCGTTATCCCTTCTTTGTTTTGGTACTTTCCGGTCTGTATCCGTCCTTCTACCATGATTAAAATGCCCTTTTTGAGATAATCCCGTGTGAATTCTGCGAGTTTCCCAAAAGACACGATCCTGAGAAAATCAGCCTCCTGCTCTT